TTTTTCTTTGATTTTTGATACAAATTCTTCAATTGTTCCACCAGAAAGGGCAAAAAAATCAACAATATGTATTTCGCCCGCGATGACTTGATACCACCAAATCGCTGTATCGTCAGTATGCCCCAAGTCCCAAGCCGTGTGTGTCTTGACCTCAATTTGGTTCTCGACCTTGGTAATGCGGCCTTCTTCGGCCACCTTGCGCATCTCAGTTCCCCATATCGCACCTACGATTGCGGCTTCAAAGCTGCACTCATATTCTTGCAAATATTGGTCTTCAGCTAGTTGCGCCCGTGCTGCCAATAGCTCAGATTCAGGCAATAGCTTTGATTTACTAGCGGGAAGTGCCAAAGAAAACCACTCGTTTGGTAACTTTCGGCTTGTCTCGTAAATGTCCCAAAATTGGTTCTTTCCCTTGGGTGTGCCACCAAAGACGCACCAGCCTTGTTTATCGGATAAAGCTGGCCTGACTACGTTACCCCACACGCTAGGCTTAAAGTCGCCATATTCATCAAGGTAGAGGCCATCAAAGCCCAATCCACGCATGGCATCGGCATTGTCAGCACCGAATAGCCTAATTTTTGCCCCATTGATTAACTCAATAATTAAATCGGCTTCATTGCTTGACTTGGCAATAGGTCGGGAAAAGTATTTCAGGTAGTCCCATGCCACGCTTTTGGCCTGGCTTCGATATGGGGCAACATACCCAAACAAGGGCATTGGGCTTTTGCAAGTGATGGCCGCCCTGATGATGTCATTGATGGCCGCTACGGTCTTTCCCGCCCTTCGGTGAGCAACCAAACAAGCCCATCGCTCGGTTCTGGCGTGAAACTCCCTAAACTGCTTTCTAGGGCTGTAAGGTATTTCTATGATTCCGCTTGCCATTTAATGACCATCTCTTGTGGGCCACCATCTGCGCCTGTGATTTCGGAACGTGCCAATTTGGGCACATGGTACTCAACAACGCTTTGGAATAACTCAAACGCCTTGGCGGGATTTGGTTTTACGTCTTTTAACGGGTCTCCCTCGGCAACGGCATCGAGCCATTCTGTGAGCCTATGGGCGTTTTGATCGACAAACAAGGCTATGGCCTGTCTTGCCTCTTGCGTGACCTTGTTGGGCGTTCCAGCGGGTCTGCCATTGGGATTATTGGTCTTTCCCTTACGGCTTTGTATTTTTTTGTTGTTTTCAGTCATTGCTTGCACCTTGTCGGGTGAGGGCGTTGATTTGGTCTTTAATTACGCGTGCGAGAAAACAGGAAAATTACACGCTCGACATCCTCAAGTGCCTGTTTAACCGCCCTCATTTTTTTGGCTTCATTTGATTTTTAGAGCTTCTTTTAAAACTCTTTGAATGTAATCTTTGTAATCTAACTTTGATGTATTGGAAAGTTTTTCAATAGCATCTGTGATTAGTTCGTAATAGTCTTGGTTTGTCATGCCTGTATGTTTACTAAACCAATGCTCTTTCAAACTTTTACACCATGCGGCTGTAAAGAAAAAACATAAAGTGAAAGCACCCCATTGTTCAGCCTGATAAGAGGCATAAAACCAAAATGGTTGTCCTAACAAGCCAAAAATGCAAGCCCACTTGCGGTATTCTGTTCTTTTGTCCTGAATTAGCCAAATCGCAATTAACTCTGAAACTGCGATAAAAATTTGCTCTATCACTTAGAAAGTCCCTCTTTCCATGCCCATGCCGGCAATAAGCCAGTTTTTTGTTCTGCGTATTCTGTCAAAGCAGGATTTGCTGTTTGGTTAAATTTTCCAAAAGGCCCAAAATTAACCCATGAGTTTTGACCTCGTGTTTCAGAAGTTACGGCCGGCAATGCTTCAGGTGAATACATCCTTGCATGGGATTGAAAAGCGTTTTCTTCACCCGCTGCGCGAAATCCAACACCATGTTTGGCATGACCAAACACATCATGTACAGCACGAAACACATCGTTGGCTGTTACTTCTTTACCATTCCACTTTTCGCCCACACGCATCAGTAATGGATTGGCTTGGCTTGCTTCCATTGCCGATGGCCCGCCGAATCCTTGCTCAGTTGGAAAAACTGACAGTTTTTTGTTTTGAATTACATCATTTATGGCGTTTCTGGGATTTCCATAAATATCACCCGACTCGGGCATAAAATCAAACTTGTAGCCTTTTTGTCTCAAAGCCTCATACTGACCCATTGTTTCTTCAATTAAAGCGGCATATGCTTTTTTTACTTTTGGGTCATTGGGATTGTTGGCCATCACTTGATAAGCCTCAGCTAACTTGTTTGCTCGATTTGGATCAATTTGAGAATATTTAGTTAAAGGCTCATAAACAGAACCCTTGTCCGCCATGTATCTTTTTGCAATGTCAACCAACCGTTGATCTGTTCCAAATTGCTCTAGTTTTCCACCTACATTTACCGCGCTTGGCAAACCTTCCAATGGTTTACCAATAAATCTTTTGGGCGCAAGAATGCCGCCAACATTGTAACCTTCTGCCATCAAAGCAGCTAAGCGTTGGCTCTTTGGGCCATAATTCATGCCCTCTGAAGTTGTGGCGTCATAAAGCTGATCTTTTGCCGACACCGCCCTATTCAAGGCATCAATGCCTATTTCTTTTAACCCCGTTACAGGGTCTTGAGCAAAGTTTTGCACTCGACTCGGAATGTTCTTAATGTTGCTATAAATGTCGGCTAAAGTAGACATTACTTTTTCGCCACTATTTTGTTGTGCAAAAGGATTTAGACCCTTTTTAGAGTCATAAAAGTTTAAAGCAGCAGCAATTTGTTGTGGATCAGCCATTAGTCAAGAGATTTCTTTTTGTCCATTGCCTTCATAGCATCGGCTAATCGTTTGCCTTTGTCAGCTTGGTTAAAGTCTTGCGCCACACTTACAGGAATACCCATTCTTTTTGCAAATTTTGGGTCATGTGCGGCTGCGGCCATCATTCTTGCTTGTGCGGGTGAATGGCTTGGCATGGCTTAGTCCAAATACTTGAGTTTGTACAGGGTTGAATCGATGTTCTCTTGGATGTTATCCACAAGCTGATTCAGTTCTGAGTCTTGGGGTAGCTCTTTGCGAATGTCCATTACAAACTTAGACAAAACTTCAAAGTATTTGATTGGGTCGTTGTTTGGGGGGTGATACTCGTTGGGAAACTTCTTCAGTTGCCCATATTTACCCATGTAAGCCTCGGCATAGGCGTCTGCTTGTTCAATAATTAAGTCATAGAACGTGCCAAGAGCCATATGCTTGCTGAAACTATTGGTTGTCCAGTGCATTAAATGGGCGTTTGTGCCGCAATGCAGTAGTGCAAGGACAAAGTTTGAGACATAGCCAGAATATTTTTCCATGCTTTTTCCTAAAAAAAGTGGTGAGATTGCATTTTAGTACATTCTCACCATAAGGCTACTGCAATTTCATTATATCGGAATTGGTACATCTTTGGGCCATTGGTTATTTTCAACCAAAAGATTTACGGTTTTTTGATGGGCCTTTGACCACATATCTTTGCGCTCGTCCTTTGACAGATGCGCACCTTGGTCTATTTCGTAATGGCATTTGAGGCATAAAGCAGCCACTAGGTTGTCATCTGCCTTGATGCCCTTACCCTTGCCACCGCCCCAATTACTGTGAGCCGCTTGGACGCCATTGTCCATGCCACAGCTTTGACAAGAGAGAGCCGCCACTAACTTGAGAAGTTTCTGGCTTCTCACATACTTGTGTTTCAGGTATTGCATATTCTTGAGTTAGAAATTTATGTCCATTGATGCAAATGCGTCTTCGGGTGACAAATTCAGAGGTTGATCGGGTGTCTAAAACTTTAAGGTTTTCAGAGCTACAGCGAGGGCACATCATAAGTTTACTCCGTTGTTTTTACACCAAGGCGTTCGCTTGCTTGCTCTGAACGCCATATATCAGACTTCATTTGAGCCGCACGCAATTTCCATAAAAGGGTTTCTTCTTGCTCAATGGCCACAGCCAGGCCATGTAAAAGTTCTTGGTATTCAGGGTGCGCATAAGCCTCACGCTCTTGTGCCACGGCTGAGTCAAACCCTTTAGTCATGGCATCCTTCATTAACAAGGCTTTCTTGGTCTTGCGGTATTCCTCAAGGTAAATCCGTTGCGATTTAGCAACAGCAAACTTTGGGGCTTGCTCAAGGATAAATTCAATAGCTTTGTAAGGCGCTTTCATTTGACCACTCCGATCATGCGTAAAGCCGCTTCAGGGCTGTCAATTCGTGCCAAGGTACTTCCAGACCAATTCTCAAAAAAATCGGCTTGTAGCTTCGTTAAACGCTTTTTAGAGTCCGTTTTGATCTCCACCAAGAACGTGTGATTCTTGTAACCCACCAAAAGGTCAACAGGCAAGCCAATAATCCAGACATAAGCGCCAGCGGCTCTTAATGCTGAGACTATTTGGTCTTGGTTTGCGTCAACCCTTGCTGCGTATCTCATCTTGAATCCTGTTCATGCGTTGTCTCAAATCCAAAGTAGCGGACTCGCCTCTGATTTTTTGCAAGTCCAGCAACACTCCTTGCCACCAGAGCAACGCTTTGTTCGAGCCAATCATCAATTTCTTCTGTTTGTACCGCCTCGTCCACTCTTGGGCTTCGCAGTTCTTGAAGTGTTCCAATTCTTTGGGTGTCATTTGTGGGCCAATGAAAATTCATGCTCTCCCGCCATATTGTTTTTTTAATTCTGCCAATCTAGCCAATGCTTCAGCTTTAATTCTGTCGCTTTCAATCTGCTCGTGAATCGTCATCTTGCGCTCAATCAAAACAATTTCTATTGGCTTAATCGGGATTGATGGGCCTTGATTGCACAATTCCCTAAAAGCTATTGCGCTTGGGGGAAAGTCCTTGTTAATTTTGCCTAAAGCAAAGTCAAGGCTTGGTTTGTATGTCAAGAACCGTCCAAGGTATCGACCCCAAACATCTCTGACCATGTTTAAGTCCATGCCTTCCCAATGCCGATTAAACGCAGCCCCGTAAACAGAACCCATAACTACAAAAATGTAATCAAGTCCCTCATCTGTTGTGCAGAAATCATCTTCCGAGTAGTTTGACATTTGAGCCACCTCCAACAAGTCCACGGGTTAGACCAGACATAACGCTTTGGTTTGTTTGTCC